TTGTTTATTCAAGACATTACTGGGACCGTGAAGATGGTTACGGTACATTTGCCAATACTTGGACTCTATATAGAAATTGTGATTATTCACAATTAGAAACTTTTGGTAAATCTTATTTAGAAATGCTTAAGTCTAATGCAGACCAAAAGTATGCTGAGTATGAAAAGACTAAAGACTATAAAACTGACCCTACTCAATTTTATAGTTCCGAAGTTTATATTGTAGATGATTCAGACTACTTCAAAACATATGAAGATGAGTATGGATTTTATTCTCCTTCACACGGTTTAGTTCCGAAAGAAGAGGATTATTTTCATGACTACGGTCAGAAATGTCAGTTTATGTTAATCAAAGACTTTGATCCGAATTACACATGGTTCGGTAAAGATTGGACCCAGGAAATGATAGACGCTGAGTACAAAAGGAGAGAGCTTGACAATCAAGCCCGAGTGTGATAATATATTAAAAGTGAAAGGACATTATGATAGACTTATATAATAAAGAAAACTTGTTTGCTGAATTTAAAATGCAAAAAACAAATGCTGATAAAGTTAAATTCTTGCAAGATATGAAACAATTAAAAAGAGAAAGACCTTCTATGTTTCGTAATACAGAAATTACTCAAAAGAATTTTGATAATCTTATTACCGAATGGTCTAAACCACATCCGTGGCGTGAAATCAATCAACAAATCAAAGCTAGTAGAAAACAACAAGACGAAGTTGAAGCCCTAGAAAATCTATAATGTCAAAAAGAAATATAATTTTTATTATTATCTTATCAGCCTTTCTGTACTTTATTCATACAGGTACAGTAAAGGCCCATGATACAGGTAAAGTTATAGGTGATGAAACATCAAGATTAATTCATCAATTGACAATTAATCTTACAAATCAAATCTTTAGAGATATGCCTGCTATACTTGATAGTATATCGGCAGAAATGAGAGAGCAGATAGATTTAAAATACAAGTGCTCTTTACAAGATGACTACAAAAATAAGGAGTGTAATGATTAAGTATATGATATTCATTGGTATATTGACCTTTGTTTTATTATGGGGTCTTTCTAAAATGGCAGGTCTATAATGGCAATCTTTTATACATCATTTAAAAAACGTAAACGTAACCGTCTACCTCAAACTGAAAGTTTAAAAAGAGCAATTCTTGAACAAAGAAAATATTTAAAATCATTAGGTGTTGATCCTGATAGACGTATTGACAAATCAAAGTTTAGAGCATTTGGCAACTGGTGGGAAGTAAATTACAATACCGATAATACTCAACAAAAACAATCAGTTAAACAAGAACAAACAATTCCTAACTTAGGTAACGGTGCAACAAAACCATCAAGAAACTGGCGACTAGAAGAAAGTCAAAAGTTTACTGTGGCACCTGCTTACAATAAAGGTGCATATCAAGTTATTACAAAATCAAATATAAAAGACATAGGCAAATGATTAGAGTATTAATTATATTATTATTTTTGACAGGATGTTCTAATATGAACAAATCACATTTAGGTACTGCCGTAGGGGCAACCGCAGGTTATTCTACTTGTGCCCAATTACTTGACGCTGGTATCGCCTTAACATCTGCCTGTACTTTAGTTGGTGGTATGTGGGGTGCTAATTTATTTTATAATAGTGATTATGATGTTCATACAGCGATGTTTGTTGATACATTAAATACAGCACCAGGTAAAAGGTCACACACAAATTGGGGCAACGGTACATCAGGTAATTGGGGTTCTATTACAATCAATAGAACTTATCTAGTAGGTAATAAAAAATGTAGAGAGTATGAAAGTGTGATAAGTATTACAACAGGATGGCCTCTAAATGGGGTACATAGAGAAAATGAATTTGGTACTGCTTGTCAAATGCCAGACGGAAGGTGGGTATTACAATAATGAAAGATCCTTTTAAACCAATGTTATATTCAATGTTGATAATGATAACGTTATTACTATTAGCAAATTATGCTATAGGTAGTGAAACCAAATCACAATGGTTAAATGATAACCCTTGTATGATTACAACTAAAACAACAACCGTAGAAAAAGATGGAGTGACTACGGTTACAAAAGAAGAAATTTTAAAATGTAAAGATGGGTATGACGGACCTAATTACTGGGAACTATTTGCTCAATTTTATTATGCAGACTTGACCGTACCTGCCTATTGTAGGCAGTATGCAAGACCAAAACATCCTTTTAAAACACCTGGGATGATTTGTTTAAGTGATAAAGGTGTTTGGGAAGTGATAAAGTAATGACAAAACTATTAATCATATTTACTTGTATTGTATTGCTCACAGCAAATTGGGATGCATTTAGCAGTAAAGTAAACATGGATAAAGTGGTTGATATTACAACAACTATAATCGAAAAAGTGAAGGAGTAAATACATGATTAGATTATTTTTAATTGGCTTACTTACTTTGTTTTTAACTAACTGTGCTCAAAAAACATACGAGGTTAAACAAGAAGCCACAAAGGATGGCAGAATCCTTAACGAAGTACCACAATGGTTTGTGGATGCTGAAATAGAAAAAGGGTTGATTAAGAACCGAGACGCTGAAAATTATATATATGGTGTGGGTTCAGGATCAAGTCCAGACCTACAACTTGCAATCGACAAAGCAATTATGATTGCAAAAGCAAGTCTAGCCGACCAACTACAAGGTGAAATGAATAAGAGAGCCGAGTTGTATATAACTGAGGTCGGACAAGAAAACAACAAACAAGTTGTCACTAAAGTTGAAAGTACCATTGTAAATGTAATCTCAAAGACAAAAGTCCAAGGTTACGAAGAATGGGAAAAGGCAGTTTATGAAACACCAACTGGCGAATATCGAGTGTATATTGGTCTTAAAATGGGTGTAGGTGACGCTAACAGATTGGCAGAATATATCGTAGCAAATTCAACAATTGATGTTGATGTTGACGCTCTAGCAGACGCTGCCATAGAAGAGGTAATCATAGAGTAATATGAGCATAATCGTTTATAGTAAACCTTCCTGTGTATATTGTGATAAAGCCAAGTCGTTATTGAAGCGACTTGGTTACGAATACGAGGAAAAAATTGTAACAAAAGATATAACATTAGAACAATTATTTGAGGCACTTGGTAAACAAGTGAGAACAATACCTCAAATAGTTATTGATGAAAAACATATCGGTGGTTACAATGAATTAAAAGAATACTTTGTAGACCAAGGTAAAATAAACTTCGAGGGTGAACAGATTGGTTGAATCAGAAACTTCTATCGCTTTTGAAGAAAGCAAAGAAGCATTAACCAAAGAAGAGCAGGTCAAAGAAAAGATGGCGGCACTTCGTGCCAAAAAGAAACCTGCAAAAATGGTGGGTGTTCACCCATCAGTTTTAGAGTTGCCTGATGATAATATATTTTGTTATAAAAATATTAAGAAGTGGATTGAAACCCAACAAGGTATAGCAAAAGCAGCAGGCATAATTGAACGTTCAAGAAATAGAGAAATGCCTCAGAAACAAAAAGATAAAGCGATGAGGGAAAGAATGGGCGCTCAAGGATATATTACATCAATGAAAAGATATTTGAGAACAGGTGATTGGGATAGTTTATATTATGGTGAGTATGAGGATAAATTAGTTAAGTGGAAAGTAGTTGCACCTGCAGGAGAATAAATAGTAATATGACAGCAAAAATAATACCATTTCCATATCAAAGAACAGTAAAGCAACCTACACCTGACCCAAAAGTCAAAGAGGCGCTTGATGATTTAAGAATTAGAGAGTTTGTTGAAAAACTAACCCAAGATATGTCCATGGACATTTTATCAGTATTACAGGATAATGTTGTTGATATAAAGAGTGAAGAATTTTTAAGAGATTTAGCAATGGTTATTGAAAGTATCAAAGCATTATTGTATAGAGATTTTGGTAAAAAACATAAACATCAAGAAATTACAGATATAATTACACAGATTATTCAGACAAAGACTGGACAAAAATTAACAAATATTAATTATGATAAGTTAAAAAGAAAGAAAAAAGAAGAAAAGAAAGAGGATACCATACAATTCGAACCAGATTTTAATTTGGACTGACCTATTGACATCAGCCTAAAATTGTGATATAATTATATTATGGAATACAAAAAGTTAAATGATAAAATAAAAGAACTTAATTCATCAAGAGTTTTTAAAAAAGTTACCCCTAAATTTGATTTATCTTGGTACGTAAAGTGGATAGCAAGTGTACTGATATTATTTGCAGTTTGCTTTAGAGCTGCTGGAGGATATCATATGTTTGATTTATACTTTAGTTTTGTAGGAACGTTAGGATGGTTTTGGGTAGGATATCTATGGCATGATAGGGCATTGATATTACTAAATGGGGCATTAGCAACATTACTATTTACAGGAATATTAAAGGCATTTGTATCATGATTATTGTAGACCTTAATCAAATAATGATTTCGAACCTAATGGTTCAATTAAACAGTAGAAACGCTGAACCTTTATCAGAGGACCTTGTAAGGCACATGGTTCTAAACTCACTTCGAGCTCATAATAAAAAATTTAGAAAAGAGTATGGCGAAATGGTTATCGCTTGTGATAGTAAAAATGTATGGAGACGAGAAGTATTTCCTAATTACAAAGCAGGTAGAAAAGCAAATCGTGAAAAATCAGACCATGATTGGGATACTATATTCACCATATTACATAATATCAAAGATGAGATTAAAACATTTTTACCATACAAAGTAATTGAAATTGAAACAGCAGAAGCTGATGATATAATTGCCACACTAATCAAAAAAAATAAAAGAATTGTTGCACCAGAACATAAAAAGAAGGTATTGATACTATCTGGTGATAAAGACTTTATACAATTACATGGACCTAATGTTAAACAATATAATCCTGTTTTAAATAAATTTGTAGGAAAAGGTGAGGATCCAAGTCTATATATTAAAGAGCATATATTTAAAGGTGACCGAAGTGATGGTATACCAAATATATTATCAGATGATAATGTCTTTATTGAAGGTAGAAGGCAGAGACCTTTAAGTAAAAAAAAGATAAATAGTTGGGTAAATGATGTATTCTTTTATACTCATTTTACCGAAGAAGAACAAAAGAATTACGACCGAAATCGAAAACTAATTGATTTAAGTTGTATACCTCAAGAACTGAGGGATAAAATTAATAATGAGTTTAATGATGTTAAGGTAGCAAGTAGAGATAAAATACTAGGTTACTTTATAAACAAAAAACTTAAAACTTTAATCGAAGTCATTGATGAATTTTAGACTTCGAAAGAACTGTTAAGGAGAAGAAAATGGCTATTATAAGAAGAAATCCAGATGGCTCAATAGCAAGTCAAGAGGGATTTGATACACCACAACAACCAAGACAATCACACCCAGCATTAGCAAATAGAAGAGGAATGGCAGCAATGGCAGACGCTGGCAGAGCTGTACCACCTTTAATGAGTGAGATTGCTACTAAAGTAAATAACGCAAAAGATAAACCTAGAAAACTAAAAGTATTACAAGATAACGACTCAGTACCTTTAAGACAAGTTTTAAAAGGTGCTTTTGATCCAAATATTGAATGGTTATTACCAAAAGGTGATGTACCATATCAAGCAAATGACGCTCCAGTAGGAACAGAACACACTATGCTTAGACAAGAAGCAAAAAGATTATATCTGTTTACAAAAGGTGGCGATAATACTATATCACAAAATAAAAGAGAGACTTTATTCATACAAATGTTAGAAGGACTTTCAGCTGAAGAAGCAGAGTTTTTAGTAACCGTTGTAAACAAAAAAGTCAATAACAAATACAAAGGCTTTACTGCCAATCTAGTGAAAGAAGCATTTAATTGGAATGACAATTTCATGAAAAAAGAGTAGTTTTAACCCTCTAAAACCCTTATATTTCAACACTTTAGGCACTCTCTAAATCGTTGATTTATAAGGGTTTTTTTATGCAAATTATTCCAGTTTTTCGCAGAAAATAAGGGTTTTTAAGGTGGAATAATGCTTGCAATTTGTGTCGTTTTAGTGTATTATATAAGTATAAATCGAAAGGATACATTATGAATAGACGAAAAAAAATATTTAATAGAGTTGTTAACCCTCTATTGTTAAAATATCTTACAGACCCACATGGCTCTGAAGTTTCAATTGCGAAAAAAATACCTATGAAATATCTTAAATATTTTAAAGAAGTTACAGGTTCTGGTAACGGCATGAAAGTTAGATATAGATTTAGAGGTAATTCAAAACTATTGAAAGTAAACAAAAACCATGATGTATGGTATCACAGACCTCAATCATTTTGTCATATGTACGGTGCAGATACATTTTCAGTATATGAGAGATAACATGAGTAATAATCCTGCTGACAATATGTACTGTATGGTTTCATTTGCTGACAAAGATGGCAAATCACATGGTAATCATCCACAAATTTTAGAAATACAAGGTGTTGTTTGGTTTGCGACCGAAGAACTTGCATATCAATATTATATGATGTTAAAACCTGAATTAAGAGATAATGACCATGTATTTCCAATGCAAGAAGAACAATTATCTTGGCATTTTGATGTTAATTCTAGTTATGTCAAACATATGAAAACGAGAACTAGACTAACAAAAGAAGAAGGTAAACCTGGTGTTAAGGTTTACACACATAACGGTGCACCAGTACCAATGAATTATGGACAATAAATATAACGAAAGGCTACATTTTGAAATTAAATAGATACGAAAAAAAGATTATTAAAGGAATCATAGACAACCGTAAAGGTATCTATGAAACGCCTAAACGAATTAGGGCTCAATATAAACCTTGTAAAGAGTGGGATGCTGCTCTTTCTTTGTTTATGAAAAAACTTATTTATGCTGAAGGCACAAGTGAGATAGGATCGGGCGGTATGTTCGAAGGTCCTGCTACACCTGAACCAAAATTTAGATGGTTCACTTGTAGATTACATAAACCCTATGCAACAAAAAGGGAGTTGAAAAAACTGCTATGAAATACTTTACAACAATCTTAACAATTTTAGGTTTATACTTATTTGTATATGCCTGTTCAGAGAAACCATGCACAGATGATGGTTGTCCTGAATTTAACAAAGAATTAGAAGTACCAACACCTACTGAGGATATCAGAGGTAAACTTGACATTGAAGAATGGATAGAAAATCCTGCTATCACTACTATTAAAACTGTAAGTTATCAACCAATTAATTTAGAGTATGGTGTTCACAAAGTAATTGAAAGAACCCATAGACTACCAAATATTGATACATCATCAAAAGATATGTTTGTTCAAACTTTAAATGGTTGTATCAATTATCTTTATGAAAATATAAAACCAGAACATCAGATACCTCATGAACTAATTATTGCTCAAGCAGTTATTGAAACTGGTTGGGGTACATCTAGATTTGCCAATGAAGGTAATAATCTATTTGGTATTAGAACATGGGATAAAGACGAATCATATTTACTACCTATACCTTGGACTAAATGGCCTGGGTGGGGTGTAAAAGTGTATAGTAGTAAATGCGAAAGTGTTGTTGACTACTTACATATAATAAACAATGTTCATGCCTTTGAAGAACTAAGAGAGGCAAGAGCAAACGGTGTCAATGACGCTTTAGAGTTGGCAAACTATCTAGAAAAGTATGCTAGTAAACCTACATATGTTGAACTAGTAAAAGAAATAATACAATATAATATAAGAGGAGTATATGAACTATAATATGGAATTGTTTTGGCGAAGAGCTGCAAACTTGTGGAAAGCACATCAAAAATCTGAGGATCCAGACTTCAAAAGAATATGGATGGATAAACTTCAAGCCCTAATGCAAGGAATCAAGGGGGTTGACAAAAGAGAATTAAACTGATATAATACTGATATGAATATATTTTATTTACATAATGATCCTAAAGTGTGTGCCGAACTTCATGTTGATAAGCACGTTGTTAAAATGATTGTAGAATATGCTCAGTTATTATCTACAGCGAAACGAATGATTGACGGCGTTAAGTATGAAGCAAAATCTAAAACAGGCAGACGAGTACAAAGGTACAGACTAGAAAATCCAAATGAAGAAGCAACAATTTACAAAGCAGTACATTATCACCATCCTAGTGCTGTGTGGGCTCGTTCTTCTTCTCAGCACTACAACTGGCTGTACACGCTGTTCACCGAGCTTGGCAGGGAATATACACACCGATATAACAAAAAACACAGTACGATTGAATTGCTCGAAAACATTTTAAAACATCCACCAGTTAATTTACAAGACAATGGTTGGTCAGAACCACCACCTGCCATGTCTCATTTTCCACAATGTATAGTGAAAGGTGATTCTATACAATCATACAAGAACTATTACAATGAAGCAAAGGCATATTTTGCCAAGTGGACTAATAGAGAAACACCAGAGTGGTTTGTTGGGAGTACAACATGAGACAATTTATTTACGATAGTTGGGAAGGTATAATGAACCATCAAAGAAATCCTTTGAGACATATACCTGATTTACAAGTTAGACATATGACAATGCAAGTATTAGCATTTATATGGTCAGCTGTATTTGCTTTATATATTGCTGAAAGTATTTTTGTTTTTGGTATAAGTGCATTTGCTCATTTATTTTTTATATTGGCAATTGTAATTACAGTAGGCACATTTAAATATGCAGAAAAATATAAATGGGGATATCATAGTTATGGTAGAAGCCGTGAGTATGTAATGTATAGAGATAAACATGGTAATGCTTATAAAGTAAAATTACCTGATAATGATCCTGGTGGTGAACACGAATGAAAGTTTTTGATTACCTAAACGCCGTAAAAGCTGTTGTTGAAGAAAGACGACAAAAGAGAAAAGCAAAACATAAAGCAAAACGAAAAGGTAAGATAGACCATAGAACTGGTAAAAGAGGCAAAGCAAAATGATAGGATTATTTTTTCTAGGTATACCAGTATCAGTTTTAGTTATGTATGTTTTATTGAGAGTGAGAGAGCATGATAGAGTTTGATTATAATTTAGATTACAAGAATTTGATGTTTGATAGAAACGATAAAAGATATCGTATTGGTCGTGGCGAACAAGGTGTATTATTAGTAAG